ACAGTGGAAACTATTCCGATTATAACAGTATTAAAGATGCAGTACATCAAAAATTGAGGAACTCATGATCGGTAATCTTGAACCTGAAGAACATATTATGGAACCCACTCTTATTGAACAACTTGCAATAGTAATTAATAAATTGGGGTGGAAAGAAGGAGACCAGATTGAAGTAGAGATTGGTGGTACTTGTGTATCAGGAATTGATGTTGGTGAAAACTATAATGAAAAGTGGCAATCACCCCTCGGTACTCGTAAGTATAATAAAGATGCATTTATTGTGATTGCAAATCAGTCACGTCGTGATTTTACAAAATCCAACCCCATGGAAGAGTTTAAACAAAGACATCCGTATGAAAGTAGCAATAATATCTGACACGCATTACGGCGCCAGAAAGGGTTCTAAACTTTTTCATGACTTCTTTGAACAGTTTTACAAAGATATCTTTTTTCCCACTTTGGATAAAGAAGGTATCAAAACTGTTATTCACATGGGTGATGCATTTGATAGTCGTAAAGGAATTGAATTCAAGGCACTGAAGTGGTCCAAAAGAGTTGTGTTTGATCCTCTTAAAGAAAGGGGTATCAAGATGCATTTGATGGTTGGTAACCATGATGCATACTATAAGAACACAAATGAAATCAATGCTGTAGATTTGCTTCTGAAAGAATATGATAATGTTGAGGTTTATTCTTCTTGTACAGAAGTATCTGTGGGTAATCTCCCCGTTCTATTCATTCCTTGGATCAATGAACAGAACGAGAAAGAAACTATCAATACTATCAAGAAAACAAAGTGCCCCGTCGCAATGGGACACCTTGAACTCAACGGATTCGTTGCAACACCTGGTCACGTCATGGAACACGGTCATGATGCAAGAACGTTCAATAAGTTCGAGAAAGTCTTTTCAGGACACTATCACTCTCGATCCGACAATGGGACCGTTTTCTATCTCGGTAATCCCTATGAAATGTTCTGGACTGACGTGCAAAATACCAGAGGCTTCCATATTTTTGATACTGAGACCCTGGAACACACACCAGTAAATAACCCTTACAGGTTGTTCTACAACATTTACTACGAAGATACTGATCACCAAACGTTCAATACTTCGGAGTATGAGAACAAGATTGTCAAGGTTATTGTAAGGAAAAAGACCGACACAAAGAAGTTTGAAAAATTTATTGATAAACTTTATTCTGTTGGTGTGGCTGATCTTAAGATCGTAGAAAACTTCCAACTCATGGACTGTGAAGATTTTGAAGCTGATGAGTCAGAAGACACTATGTCTATCTTGAGTCGTTATATTGATGAATCTGAAACTGAGTTAAATAAGACAGTAATTCAGTCTCTCATCAAAGAAATATATCAAGAGGCGTGTGAGGTCGTATAATGTTCATCATTGCGGTTGCAGGTAGAGAAAAAGAAGGAGCATACTCTGTGATCGATGATGATGGAGAACAGGTCCTTTATATCTTCTGTAATGAAGATGACGCTGAAAGATATGCAATGCAACTTGAAGAACTTGACTATCCAGAGATGCATGTGTTAGAAGTAGAAGACGAGATAATGATTAAAACTTGTGAGATACACGATCACAGGTATACTATAATTACATCAGATGATATTGTGATTCCTCCTGACAAAGAATATGATAACCTTTAAAAAGATTTCTTGGCAAAACTTTCTCTCAACAGGCAATCATAAAACCGAAATTAAATTGAATGAGAAGTCTACCACTCTCATTGTTGGTTCTAATGGTGCGGGTAAGTCCACTATTCTAGATGCATTGACTTTTGTTCTTTATGGAAAGTCGTTTAGAAAAATCAATAAGGCACAGTTAATTAACAGTACCAACGAAAAAAATTGTTTTGTTGAGATTGAGTTCAGTGTCAACTCTATTGATTGGAAGATCGAACGCGGAATCAAACCCAATATCTTTAAGATCTACCGTAATGGTGATGAACTAGATCAGTCTGCATCAGCAATCGACCAACAGAAGTGGTTGGAACAAAATGTTCTGAAGATGAACTATAAGTCTTTCACACAGATTGTGATCTTAGGTTCTTCTACCTTTGTCCCATTCATGCAACTTCCAACTTCAAGTCGTAGAGAAGTTGTTGAGGATCTATTGGATATCAAAATTTTCTCATCAATGAATGATACGATCAAGAGTAGAATCAGAATGATTCGTGAAGACGTAAAGACTCTTGATCTGAAGAAGGAAGGTCTCAAAGATAAAGTTGATATGCAAAAAGACTTTATTAGTAAAATGGAGTCTCAAACTAAGGATGGTATTCAGAGAAGAAATGATAAGATTAATACTCTAAACGAAGAAATTCAAAATTGTTTTCATAAAAGTCTTGGTAAAGAAAATGAACTTTCCAAACTCAAAGAAGACTTAAAAGAGTTTGAAGACGCCCAAGATAAGCTCAGAGAGTTTGGTAACGTCAAAGGTAAACTGTCACAAAAAATACAAAGTATCGTTAAAGAACACAAATTTTTTAATGAAAATACGGTTTGTCCCACCTGTAATCAAGAAATAGAGGAATCGTTTAGGGTAAATAGAATTAGTGACTCTCAAAATAAAGCGGAAGAGCTCCGAGATGGATTTGAAAAACTCCAGTCGGCTATTAAAAACGAAGAGTTGAGAGAGTCACAATTCAAAATTCTTTCAACAGAAATTACCAAAAAACTTAATGACATTTCTTCTTTCAATGTACAGATCACTGGTCTTCAACGACAAATTGCTGGACTCGAATCTGAAATTCAGACTATTACCAGTCAGCTCCAGAACAGAAATTCTGAACATGAAAAACTAGAAACACTCCGAGAAAACCTTGATGTCACTTATGATAAACTTGCCAAACGTAAGGAAGACATTACCTATCATGATTTCATCTATAGTCTTCTTAAAGATGGTGGAGTAAAAGCAAAGATTATTAAAAAGTATCTTCCACTTATCAATCAACAAGTAAATAGATATCTTCAGATGATGGACTTCTACATCAACTTTAAGTTGGATGAAGAGTTCAACGAAACTGTAGAGTCTCCCATTCATGAGGACTTCTCTTATGCTTCATTCTCTGAAGGAGAGAAGATGAGGATTGATTTATCCCTTCTGTTCACTTGGAGAGAGATTGCCAGAGTCAAGAACTCTGTAAATACCAATCTACTGATAATGGATGAGGTCTTTGATTCATCACTAGACGGTTTTGGAACAGATGAGTTCCTTAAAATTATTAGGTACATTATCAAAGACGCAAACATCTTTATCATCAGTCACAAGACTGGTATGGACGATAAGTTTGAAAACGTTGTTAAGTTTGAGAAACATAAAGGGTTTTCACGTAAAATTTAAATAAATGTGTCTTTTTTACATAAGTTCATTAAGATACACAAATCATACTATATAATATGTGATTGGAGGTTATTATGAAAAATCTGATTTCACGTAATGAATTAGCATCTTGGAAGTGGGACGAAAAAACATCTGTCAATGACAAATACGACCAGGTGTCCGAATACTTCCAGTGTATTTCAGAATGTGGTATCGTCGATAGTACAGCTAGGAGGTTCTGCAGACACGTCCTTACGACTAATTAATAACCAATAAGGAGATAGCCACTAAAGTCCCGAGGTCTAAAAGCCTCGGGATTAGTCTATGTGCCGATATATAAACTGTCCGACCTATCACTAAAATGGTAGGTTTTGTCGTATTATAGATTCATCGAGACAGACCACGATGATCAACTACGAAATCAAATCCCAACTCGCAAAACTGTTGGCTACCGAGAATATGGTAGTTGAGAATCGTAATGTTCAGACCGCACAGTTTGATGTTGAGAAACGTATTCTGACTCTTCCAATGTGGAAGAGGGCATCTAATGTTGTGTATGATATGCTTGTGGGTCACGAAGTGGGTCATGCTCTCTTCACACCTAATGAGTGGGGTTGGGAAGATCGTATCCCTAAACAGTTCGTCAATGTAACTGAGGATGCACGTATTGAGAAATTGATGAAACGTCGGTATCCTGGTCTGTCCAAGAGTTTTTACAAGGGTTATCAAGAACTTGCGGAGAATGATTTCTTTGAAATTGAAGGACGTGATCTGTCTGGTATGAATCTGGCAGACCGTGCAAACCTTTACTTCAAGATTGGAAATTTTATTAAAGTTCCTATTGCATCTGGAAAAGAGCAAGAGATCATTGACATGATGTCTGAAACTGAAACGTTTGCGGATGCTGTTACTGTTGCAGAAATACTGTTCAAATATTGTAAAGAGCAGATTGAGGAAGAATCAGTAGACTTCCCTGTTTCTAGTAACAATGAAGGTGAAACTTCGGGAGAATCAAGTTCTTCTAACAAGGAATCTGATGAAAGGACTGAGGATAACTCAGAACAAGAATCTTCTAATGTAGAAGGTGGTTCAAGTGAAGATATTAAATCTCAGAGTAAGGAATCCAAACTTGAGGTTGAGACTGACGATACCTTTGAGTCTGGTTCTCAAGAGTTCAACGGAAATGTTGAAAATACTAGGAACGTTAATTATATTCAGATTCCTAAAGTGAATCTTGAGGAGATCGTTATTGATAATAAAAGAGTTCACGAAGAACTTGAAAATAAGTGGATTGATGTTTCTACTCCCAGGAAGTACTGGGATGCTTATAAGCAGATGCATAAAGAAACTAAACCAGTCACGTTTGATATTCCTGACACCGAATATACAAGTTTCAAGAAAACTGCTCAACGAGAAGTTAATTATCTGGTAAAGGAGTTTGAATCTAAGAAGTCTGCAGATTCGTACTCTCGATCATTTGTTTCTAAGACGGGAACTCTTGATTGTACTAAACTTCATACTTATAAGTATAATGAAGATCTCTTTAAGAAGGTGAATATTATTCCAGACGGTAAAAACCACGGTCTTATCTTTATTTTGGATTGGTCTGGATCCATGGGTAATTGTCTGATGGATACCATCAAACAACTCTACAACTTGGTTTGGTTCTGTGACAAAGTAAACATTCCTTTTGATGTTTACGCATTCACCAATAATTACTATGACGAAATCAAACAGTTCCATAAATTTGATGAAACTACAATTCAGGAAGTAATTGAATATGAATTCATTGTTAGTCAAGACTTCAAACTTCTTCACTTCTTGACAAGTGGTGTTAATCGTAAAGAACTTGATCGACAACTTAAGTCTTTCTTCCGACTCTGTGTTGCTCAATGTCGATGGGTTGACTACACAATCCCAAATGGATATGGGTTATCTGGAACTCCTTTGAATGAATCTCTCATCTGTCTTCATCAAATTATTCCTCAGTTCAAACAAAAGTACAAAGTTCAGAAAGTGAACACAGTTATCTTGACTGATGGTGAAGCAAATGTTCTTTCATATTTTAAAGAGAACAATTACTTTGATGATACTCGAATGGGTATGGGAAGAATGTATGCCGGTGATTATGTTCGAAATCGTAAAACTGGACATACTTATAAGGTCGAACACGAATACCATAAGTTTTCAGAAATTCTCTTGAAAGATCTCAAACAGGTTTTCCCCGATGTAAACTTTATTGGTATTCGTATTGCTGATAGCGGAGAGTTCAAAGGATTCGTTCGTAAGTATATTCCTGATCTTACTGAAGAGCAGTACAAGAAGATTCGAAAGGACAAGTTTGTTTCAATCATGAACTCTGGGTACACTTCTTATTTCGGAATGTTTTCCAAGTTCCTTCAAAATGATACTGAACTTGATGTAGAAGAAGGTGCATCTAAATCTAAGATTCGATCTGCATTCACTAAAACTCTTTCTAATAAGTCCCTAAATAGGAAGGTTCTCAGTCAGTTCATCGATATAGTTAGTTAACCAGTTTGATTACTGGCACGAACCACTCCCACAGGGGGTGGTTTTCGAGTATATTAGTATTGTTGAAAAAACACAGTTATGTCACTCTCTACCGAACACGTCATCTCGTCTCTTCAAGAACTTTATGGTGAGACTGTCACCTCTGGAGATATTCGTGCATGGTGTGCAATGAATGGTTCCAACTATCAAACTGTCACTAAAAAACTCGAACAACATAAAGTCGGTCGTGGTAAATGGAATCTTACCGTTCGGGAACAAATGGAACAAACTTACCAGGCTAGTCCCTCTATTATTCCCGATCGGGAATCTGAAAATCTGATCCCACGGAAAGATGATACCTTCGTCAAGTTTGGTAACTTTACTGATATTAAAAAGATTATTCAGTCCCGTCTTTTCTATCCTTCATTTATTACGGGTCTGTCGGGTAATGGTAAAACGTTTTTGGTTGAACAGGCTTGTGC